ATGTTACATCGCCCAGGCCCAAAGATGCGTCGAACGGGTTGGTGGGCATTGGGATACTGTCCATTGCCGCAACCACCCGCGACCGTAGGAAGAAGTCATCCCACAAGTCGGCAGCCATCGCCGTCGGCACAAGTTCGTCACCGGATCCGGCAGTCGTCGAGTCCAACGCCTTCAGTGCCTTTTTCAGGTCATCCGACGGAGGAATCGCCTGGCCGCCAATAGACGCGTGCTTCAGTTGCACCTGTGCCGTTAGGATGCGGTGCGCAAGCCACAAGTCGAACGGCTTCATCTTGTCGCTGCCGGCGCGATGGTACCCGTCACGGTGCATATTCTTCACCATGCGCGCGTACCGGTTGCCAGACAACTCGATTGTCTCGCCTTCCGACTGAATGCCCTGCCCTGCCACGCGACGATTTGGCTGTCGCGCAATGCGTGCCTCAACTTGCTGCTCTACCATATTCTTGATTTGTTCCTGGAACGTGTCTTTGACCCGATCCCAGTCCAGCGTCGCGCTATCGCTTTTGTGCTCTTTCACGACAGCGGTCAACTCTGCCATTTGCTGCAAAATTTCGTCAAGATGTTCCATCGTTCACCTCTGCTTTCATACTTTGTTCAATTACCGTAAGCCATTTTTCCAACGCCTCTGCCAGAATTGCCACGCTGTCCGAAGTTTCATCGTTGCCATCATCGAGACTGTCTTGCGTAGCTGCATCCATGTTGTGTTCTGTGCTGTCAGTGTCGTCTGCTTCATCGATTCCGTCAGTGGCATACACCCCAAACGCTGCCTTGATTTCCGCCTCGCTAAGGTTGCGGAATTCCGGCGCGTCCTTCCCGAAGTCGGCATAATGCCGACGTAGGTGTCCATATACTGCACGCCTTTCCTTCTCGTCTGTAATTCGTCCACCACGCGCACCGAAGACCAGCGCACCCATCGCAGCCTTTACACCTCGCCACACCGTGCGCAATTGCCCATCCACGATGTCGTGGTGTGGGCCCGCGTAGGTGCGCAGGTTGTTCGCATCCTCGCCCAGCCGCTGCCAAGCGAAGGCTTGTTTATACTTGGCTATGTCCCCATCCGCCCAATCATGCACGCGCTTACGAGCTGCCGCAGCGTCCCACGGCATATTCTCCGGCGCAAGAGGGGTATTCTTGTACGGCACAGCCGCCTTGCCCGTGCCCGCGTCTTCGCATTCCAGGCACTTCACTGCCAATCGCAAGGCACTCTGATTCGCCGGAATGGGAACAAGGCTCCATTCCAGAAGCTCCCATTGCGTGAAGTCCTTACCGCCCACATCGTTATCCTCGCTCGTTTGCGGGGCAAAGCCGATACTCGCAGTCTGTATCCAGCCGCCATCCCACAAGAGCGTGATAATATTTTGCGGGTCGCTGTCGTTTGCCGGCGGACGCAATTCAAATTCTGCCACGATAGCCTCCGGTGTCAGTTCCAGGGAGGTTGTCTTTCCGATTGTCGCCCAGGGGTCACGATAGTTGTGTCCCCATTGCACGATTGGGTTTTTCATGTAATTCGTGATGTCCGCGCCAAGCGGTATCACACGGTCGTGGTCGCGGTCAATTGCGCTTGTGCTGATCAGAATACGCCCACCGTCTTTGCGCTTTTCTTGCACCTCGATTTGTACATTCTTTCGCATCATGCTCAAGCCTCCTCTGTGCGCTTTGTCAATCTACGACCGCCATCGCGACACAACGACAATTGATGTCCTCGGCGGCAATCCCGATTTGCCCTGGCGCAGGCCCAGACCCACCACCAACCTCGAACATGGCCTCGAGGGGGATGGGCGACTCTTGATATTGCAGGTGCGCCGCAACATGCGTGTCTCGCGTGCGGATGTCTAACGCGGCCAGCCACGCCTTGCGTTGTACCACCCCGCTTTGCCGCATTCCCTCGATAATCCCCTGGTTGCTGGCACGGTTCATCTCTGTCCGCGCGATACGTTCCGTTTCCGCTGTACTCTTGCGGCCGTTGAACATCTCGTTAATCTTGTCCTGTATCTCTGCCATGCTCAACCCTTCGTTTTGTCCTTCAACCAGTATACCCCGAAGCCTGTCCATCGTAGTCTCGTCGATATTCTGTGCAAGCTCCGCGGCATGGTGCTTGATGTAGTCCGTGACCGCCTGATTTTGGTCGAATGCGACCCCGCTTGCCAAGTCGTTCAATTGCTCTGTGGCAAATTCCGAGAATGCGGCGACGAGGAACGTCTGTACCTCATCGGCCACCACGCCATCTTCCACGGCAACGTTGAACAGTTCGTCAACGGAGGGAATGTCACTCACTGTCTTGCCGGCTGTACGGTTACGAAGAATCCGCAAGACTTCGTTTTGCTGTCTCTGGAATGTACGCTTTAGTTGTCGCTGCATGGCGCGTTCATGCGGCGTAATCCTGGCAAGGTGGCTGTTCCACAATGCCTTGTGTGCCGGGGAACCATACGCCGGCACAGCCGTCCGTTTGACCACCGCCCTTCGATTGCGAACGGATAACTGTTGCGCGGGCAATGTGTCGCTGCCCACCGGCAACAGATTGACCGGCAAATATCCCACGTTGCCACCGGGTACGGGACCCAGCCCCAAGCTCAGTCTCTCGTCAATTACATCCAACGGTACGCCCATGCCCCACAAGGATTTAGCCTGTTCCAGTTTCGGCGCGATGTCCTCGCTCAGCGCGCCAACACCGGACAAATCCGTTGAAACGCGCTCTCCTGGACGCAGTTGCGGGTTGACTTTGGTGAAGAAGTGCGTAAGCGATACGTCCCTGTGTGTAACCAGGGGGAGTAGTGTAAGCCGCCAGAACCAGCGATGGGCTGCGTCCATGTTCTCGTAGGTGTCGCGGCCGTAGCCCATGACCTCGTCCGGCACGCCGAAGATACCCCCGATCTCATCTCGCGCAAGTTTCCTCTGTTCCAACCACTCGATGTCTTTCGGCGCAAACGAGAAGGTCTCGATCTTTGTAATCCCCTCCTCAAGGACAATCGGCCTATGCCAGTTGTCCTGACCACTGAATTTCTCCATCAATTGCGACTCCAAGTCGTCTTTCTCCGTCCGCGTCAAGCCCTGCGGCGCGATAACCGCATAGTCCGGGCGCGCTCCGCGCTTCAGGAACGCCTTACTCCATGCCTGCGCGAATAAGTCAATCACAATCCCCTGTCGCACAGCCGCGATGGGCGCCAGGCCCCGCCATGGATTGGTCGGATTGTAGAACTTGCTGTGCCACATCAATTCCGGCGGGACAAGATGGTCGTCATCGCCGAAAGTGTATCCTGCCACGCGGGGGAATAATGCGCGCTCGCTGCTCACATCTGGCAATACAGCGACTTGGTCAGGCACACGCGGCCAGAACTCCGCCGGCCTTCCCCTCCCATCCAGCACAAGCTCGAAGAACGACTCGCCTCCCAACATGTGGTGCACCGCCCATCGTTGCCACAGGTCGTGGGGCGAAAGCGTGTCGTTTGCTGTTCGCAGTAATTCTGAAACCGGATGGGAAGGAATAGCTTCACCGTTTTTGTCCACTACAGCGACAGGGAGGTAGGCGATAGAGTCGGTGATTTTGCCAACCGCCTTGCGTACCCAGACGTAAGACTTGTAGACGCTCGCGTAATCCGCGAATGCGTCTATCTCTGTGCTCACCGCACTGTCATACTGTTGCAGAATATGTACCCTGTGCCTCAACTCGGGGTGGTGCGAAATCGCCTTCGTATCTCGCTGTACCAACTGCCTGTACCGCGATTGCACGCGTGACAGTAGATTGATCATGTTGCGTTACCCCTGCCCGTTTCGTATCCTGCGACAATCGCGGCAATCAACCAAAGCGCGCTTCGCATCGCAAAACCAACCAGATAGCCGGCAAGAAACGGGGGCAATGAGACGGCCGTCAGGATTGCTGTTTTGATGATTGTCATCGTTTCCTTGCTCGCATCCACGCCCAGTATCTCAATGCGTCCAGGCCGTGGTCATTCTGCTTCACAGGTTTCACATCTCCGCTCCCGCTCTTCCCTTCCGGCCAGCAATACCCTTCGCTTATCTCGCTAATCAGATTTGTGCAACGAGGGTGTATGCGCAGCTTTACCCCGCCATCTGCATCACGAACGAACCGCTCCAAGTTCTTGATACCCTCCACGATGCCACATTTTGCGCCACGTGCTGGTATGTCGGCTTTCCGCAATGCGGCTATCAGTTGCACGGCTGATGGATCACAAATCGCAACCTCGAATCTTGCCTTATCGCCCGCCGCCTCTTTCAGCCTGCTCTTCGCCTCTCCAATACATACCTCCGCCAGATGCCGCAGGTGGTAGATTTCGTCGAACACGTTGATCGTGCCGTCGCCATCCGTCTGGATGAACAGGATCGCCCGTGGCGACGCTGCGAAGCCATCATCCACTGCCAGTTCAACCGGCCCACGTCCCTTGTCGTACTCTGCCGCGACGGATACGTTGTCCTCGTCGAATTGTTCGTAGACCAGTCCCTCGGGTGAGGCCCACACGCCATCCCGAAACCGCTTGCGCCGATGGCCGGTCAGTGCATCCAGTGTGGCCATCGTGCGCTTGCCCCGCTCGGTGATCTTGCCGGTGCGCTGGTCGAATAGCGCCGGATTTTCCTTGTGATACGATTTGAGCAGTTGCAACGCCCCGCTGTTCGCTCGCTTGACAATCCAGTGCCCACTGCCCGCAGGGTTGCAATCACCGATGGTCTGCGCGTATGGCATGTTCCCCGCGCGTCCGGTAGTCCGTGTGGTCAGGTGCTCCCAGTCCGACAACGACAACTCTTCCGTCTGGTTGACATAAATGATGTCGTGCTCGCTGGACAAGACCTTGCTGCTCTTGTCCATTCCGGTCAACCAAATGCGTGCCCCGTTCGGGTAGTCGTACCACTCCGGCTTCTCGCCCCCATACGGCGTCGCCGGCGAGTCGTCACCCAGCACCTTCTTGCGGAACGTCACCAGCACCGTGCCGTGCGTGCTGGCCAGCGTCTTGCGCACGACGACGATGGATGCGGCAGGGTATTTGCAAGCGCAAATGTGCAATTTGTAAAGTGCGGCCAGCGTCTTGCCCGTCTCTGCCGGCCCGCTGATGACTACTTCCCGTGCCTTACTCCGTATGAACTCCCGCGCTGCGCCGTAGGGCGTGTAGTCCGCCTTCGACGGCGGGCCGTTCCGCAGCTCAAACGTCCTCATCCAGGTTCACGCCGCCAATCACGCGCACGACCACTGCGTCGCCGTCCGCGCCGGTTACCTCCTGGCGTTCGACGTATCCACGATGTTTGGCCTGCGTCTTCAGGTAGAAGATGATTGCGGTCATGTTGTCGTTCTCGATCTGCTTGAGCAGCTTCCCCTCTACCCAGTCGTGTCGTTCCTCGCGGATTTCTTCCAATGCCTGGGCAATGGTCGGGTAACGGTTGACGTAATTGTAGACAGTCTGCCGCGTACAGCCAAGCTCTTTGGCAACCGCCGCCAGGAACCCGCGCTTTTTGCGCAGGGCCTTGATCACCTGTTCCGCTGTGAAGCGCCGGTGTTTGCGTTTGTCGTTCTTGCTGCCGCTTTCCTCTGCCATTGCTTTTTTATCCGTCTAATCCGTCTACCAACTCCGGCCCCAGGCCCATGCCCGCCAGCCGCTCCAACGCAACCGCCACGTACTCCGACGAAATCTCAATTCCCCGCCCCAGGCGGCCTAGCCGCTCGCAGGCGACCAGCGTTGTGCCGGAACCGAGGAAGGGGTCGAGGACAATACCCTGCGCCAACCTGATAGCAGGCTCAATCACTCCAAGCGGTTTTTGTGTGGGGTGTGGCTGCCTTGTCTCTCCCTTATCACGATAATAGCCTCCCCGCATCACACGCCAAATCCTAAAGCCCTCAAAGAGATTTGAAAATGCCATTTCTATTGGATTGCCAAGGCCTCCGCCATCAACTCCAGGCCATTTGTCCCAAACAACCCACCCAGTCATATCCTGATGATGCAAATACGGGAATCCCCACACAAACCACTGTTGGTATTCAAATAGAAATTCAATGTCTAGACTCCCATCATCATTTGCAATAGTTTCATTAGTCGCAATATTGCGCGGCTTGTTGGCTTTCTCGTGTAAACGAGAAAGCCAACTCAAGTCTAACTTGATCCCATAAGGCGGGTCTGTCACCACCGCGTCCGCCTTCTCTCCCCCCATCACCCGCTCCACAACCGCCGCGTCCGTGCAATCTCCGCACACAATCCGGTGCTCCCCGTCAGTCGTCTTGCTCGGAATACGCCACAGTTGCCCGCTCTCCGTGCCCCACTTCTCGCGCAACTCTGCCGCCTTGTCCACCTGCGCACCTGGGTCATCCGGCACGTCGAACGCGCCCCCCAACTCCGCCAGCAGCGCGTCCAGGTCGTCGCCGTCGAAGCCCACGCCCTCCAGTGCATCGTTCGCGGCCAAGTCGCTCAGCACCTCCGCCAGGGCCTGGTC